CGGAATTGCCGCACCCCGTATATTCGCAGATAGTCATATATATGGCAACTGTAGTTTTAAAAAATGCAAAGGCCCCGCCGAACCGGAATCCAGCGGGGCCAATGCGGGGCCAACGGCGGGAGTCAATTCGCCGTTGACTACCCCGCAACGGCGCGACGGCGGGAGTCCATCAACCCGTGGTCCGCAATAACAATATTTCGCGCCGCTATCATCGCGCCTTTACAGAGTCCGCACTTGTCACATTGGGTGCGCCGTCCGCCCTCACTACTCGCAGGGCACACAGATTCAGACTCCAATACTGGCGCGGAATGCTTCCGGACTCGGAATGTGCGCCACCCTTTAGCGGTCGCCGTTTCAACGTCGAACTCGCTGTCTGCGCTCGCCATGCATAAGCCTTTAAGTCCGACTCCAATGCGCCGCCGCCATTGATGCGTGTAGCCGGTGCGATTCTTGACGCGACGAGTCGCCATTTTCCAAATGCGCGACGGTATCGCGGCGGGGTCTCCGTATGAACCCAAACGAAACGCTAGACCGGCAAATAGTTGCGGCAATAACGCCGCGTCAAAATCGACTCCTGGTCTCGCATACCGTCCGCGATGGTACGCGTTCCAAACGGACAACGGAGCCTGATACACTCTGACGTAACAACGAGTCTTGCCCTTCTTAATGGGGCGCAAGTTACAATCTCCGCAAACGCTGGAATCGTCGCCCGTTTTTAATGCAATGTGTGGGGCGATATCTCGGCGCATTATAAAGGTTTGCACCATCGCGCCGGTCTTGCCGTTGTTGCTGGCTTCCGTTATACGGCAAGCTATAGCGATGATTGGCGCACCATCAATTCGCGACGGCCCGTCATACAACACCACGCCGCAAAAATCGCCGCCCTTTAGGGCGCGTTGCAATTCGGCTACGGTTTTAAGCATTATTCTATCTCCACTCCATCGGCCTTGATTTTTTTGGCTTCTTTCATGGAATCGGCATAGCCAAGCACCTTATAAATCGGAGAACCCCAAGCGTAACCGTCATAATCGCGCCAAATTTTTATTTGGCCTTTGCGGTAGTTCTCGCCGTCGGAGACAAATTGAACTATCACCCATGACTTGCGAATGGTGCGGTAGTGTCTCGACAAAGATTCCGTACTGCCAATTTTCATTATTTTGACTCCCTAGATTCGTTTATATACGCAACTAATCCCATATAACGAACGAAGAGTCAAAACCTAAGTTTTTGAGGGTTCGCGCCTCAAAATCCAGTACGGACCCGCGTCGTCAATCCGAACACGCGGACCGCCCAGACTATAGCCACCGCGCCCATGTTGTAGGGCGGCGCGTTTCGTGAAGCGTTGCGGCTTGCCGTCCGCCGTGGTGACATACTCGCCGTTGAGGTCTTTAAGCGGTTTTTTCATCCCTCCCCAACCAAGTCCATCACGCGCCGCAATCGGTCGCGTTCGCCCTCGGACAACTTATTACATTGGGCGCGTAAAAGCGCCTCGTCGGCGGTTGGGTTCTCCAGAACCCATGTCACCAGTTCTTCTGCCGTGTTTACTTTTTCTTGCATTTTGGCTCTCCTTTTATGCAACATTCCTATATAAGGCTTGTTCTAGACAGTTTCAAGGATTCCATCTCAAAAAAAGACCCCGCCGGAGCGGGGCCTCTAAATAGGGGGCGTCGAGTCATCCCATTATCCCACGAAGTCACCCCCAACCCGCTTTCGATGGACCCCACTGAGTATACTCGCGTTTCCATCTACGGTACCATACTAGAGTTCTCTAGCCATGATCCAACGGGCAGTTGGACTTCGCTTCGTGTGGGCTATGCTCGACTCACGGCCACCCGTAGCCGTCCCTGCATAGCAAACGCTAGTGGCGGCGGGACACCAACCTTAGTTTTGAGGGCGCAAATTCCTCTTCATCATCGGGGCGGTCAATCCCGACTAGCCGAAGCGACTCGGCGCGTTACCCCAATATGAGTTTTATCTCGTATGATTTCAAGGCCCCACCAACAAAATTAAAAAAGGCCCCGGCGTTATACCGGGGCCTACAGGGAACCAACCCTATTCCTTTTTGCCTCTGTTTTTCTCTTCTCGTTCCTCTGCCCAGTTACCAATTTTCTCAAACAAGCGTGTTAGCCAATCTACAAAATTGTCCATCGTAGCTCCCTTAGAAAGTTATCAATTTTAAAATGAAATAGGCAATAATCGCCACGCCCCACGCACCGGCCATAAACCCGAAAAAAGCCGCGTCACGAGGTCGCATTACTATTATCCATCTATCAGCTCCTTTTTACGATCTGGGAGTAATCCTACCTTACGGCGACAGGAGCCGTCAACGCCCAGAATTTTTGCCAGTTATACGGAGGCCCCGGAAAAATTTCCAAAGCCGCCACGGCATCAAGGCCATCCATACGCAAATCAACACTGCGACTACCCATATATACACCAATATCCAAATCGGAAGAGCGAGCAACGATGAAAGTATTGCCGTGGCCGTTGGCGGTTTGCCATGCAACCTGGTGAGGGGAGAGTGCGACTTTTTTTGATTTTCCATGCATTACCTTTAACTCGATGAAACTGAACGAACCATCCTCGGCACAACAGAGAATATCAGGAACTCCGGGGGTAGCCCAAGACTCAAGCCTTGTCAGTTCGATCTTCCGGTTCGTCGTCTTCAGCCCCGTCGTCAGGATCTTCCACAGTCCCGCTTCGATGTTCTTTAACCGGGGCCTCCTCTTTTTCTGGGGTGATATCGATAATTTCGCCAAAGCCTCGTCGAATGCGTTCAAGTTCTGATTCCACTTCTTCACGTGTGAGGGAGTCAATACTGCCCGTCCGGATCTCGGACTTCGTCGTATACAGACCAGCCAATTTCCCTCTCGCTACTTCTGACTGAACCGCCGCACTGTACGACGGAGGAGACGCATTCATGGCGGCGTCTCGAATGATTTTGAGATCCCTCTCGGAGCGTTTGTAATTTACGGCATACATAGCATCTAGCTCTGCCCTGTATTGCGCGATGGCACGAGCCACGCGAGGGCGTTTCATCATTTCTGTTGATCTAGAATGCGCCGAGCACGGTTTTACCCCGGCCCGGATTGCGGCCTCTCTTTGCGTGACTAAGCCGTCCTCACTTACCAAAATTTTCACGTACAATACCTCGCGTCGAGTCAGTTTTTGCTCTTCGGGGGGAGTAAGGTCTTTTCGTCGTCCCATGCCAATTTTCCCTTTCAAAACAATAGCATCCCACCACTTTATGGGATTTTCGACACGGGATACCGGTCAACGGTATAGTTCAACCGTTAAAAACCGTGCTTTTTTGCACTATACACCCCTAAACAGGGGCAAACTAACGGTTTCTAACACCCTGACCGAGATCAGCGGGGTGTATATATGCTATGGTATATGGTATAGCTCCCGAAGGATTCCGAAAGCCCAAAAGGTCTAGGGACTACAATAGTATGCAGTAAGTATCTCACACAATTTATAGCAGAATACCGTCTACCTATGAAACTGACAGCATAAAAATAAAAAGTTCTTTTTTAGAAATATTTCACTATATGGTATAGCAAACGTAAGCTAGCTTACGAACTCTTTCTGAGAAGACCGTGGGCCGTGTTTCGGTGTTACTTAAAGCCTTTTTTGCATTCTAGTTTCTTGGTTACATTTCCCCCCATCCTGCACTACGCAGAGAGGCGTTGTCGGCAGCAATATTTTTTTCGTGCTGGCGAATGGATTTCATTTCCTGCGCGTTATTTTCGCATTCCTCGCAGATAGTCCGGTTACCCCACGGGTTGGTTCTGCCGCACTGGACTTCCACCTTGCGGAAACCGTATCCACTCTCGACGTGGAAACTTACTTTATTTGTACATCTTGCCATGGTTGACTCCTATATATGGAGGCTCACGGCCTTCTCAGAAAGAGTTCGCGCTTGGAGGGACCGTGGTCCGGTGTTACTGAATTAGTCTACTTGGCTCGTATTTTTTTCATTTTCGGCCAGCAGCTCTTGCACTGCCGGGTGACTTATAACGGCTGCTGTAAACCGTTCTTCTCTTGCCTTTCGGAAAGCTTCATAAGCGGCCTTCTTCAAGGCTTCACGAGCAGCCTTCTTCACTCTGCTTCGGTAGTGCTTGCCGTAGGCGTCCCCGTTTTTACGCAACGTTGGGACATCTACTTTGACGAGGTAAAGAGGAGGAAGTTCTGTTTCTTCTTCGGTCAGTACTTCTCCCCTATGCCCTGCCAGTGTTACTTTGTTGTGGCCGGTGACATCATAAACGCCAACCGCCATTTCAGTACCTCTCAAGCCACCCCAATCTTGGGCGGCTACAGTTGCACAGGTTTCGACGGCATCTTCGATGGTCTCGGCTCTCCAGCTCGTTCCCATCATTCCGCCGTTCACCCAGGCGAGGTATTCTGTTTTGGATTTGGTCATAGTCGGCTCCTTTCGGAATTGGACCACGGCCCATCCAAACGCAAACTCTGTTGATCTTCCGCTTGGAAGGACCGTGGGCCGGTGTTCTAGTTAGCTACGCCAGAAACCGTAGACGCAACGCTTCCCGTTACGGCTATCGTCATAGGTGTCGTGAAGGACACCGTCTAGGAAAGCCGCGTAGTGTCTGGAAAGATTGAGGATCAAACGCCCGGAGGGCAGCTCATCTTCCCTGACGTGGACTGTGCAGCCGGACCCGATTTGCATCGTCGGTGTCCAACTCCATCCCAGCTCCTCCATCACCTTATGGAAGGTGACCGTGTGAACGCCGGTCCGGGAAGAACTTTTCCTTTTCCGTCGCTTGCTGGGCTTTTCGTTTTTGGAATGCCTATTAATCAGATCATAGGCTTCCTGATAGGGTATCGCGGCGGCTATCGCCACCGCCCTCACCGCGCAATCGCCAGTGGTTCCTTTGAACCCGGCGGCTGCTCGGCCTCCATCGTCGTAAACGAATTTGACCATGGCTGGCTCCTTTCGGAATTAGCCCACGGCCCGTCCAAGCGGAAAATCAGATTCACAATGAGAAACAGCAAACTCTGTTGATCCCATATAATAACATACTGACATTTTAATACAATTGCTTTAAGTCGTTGAAGTAAAAGGAGAATTCGGGATTATTATGGGAAAATAGAAAATCGACGGAATTTTGTGTACCGATTCGCGAATCGATTCGCAAATTGGGCAAGGTCCGGTGGCCGGGAAAAAGGGACCACTCACGTTCGATGGTTGGGCAACTGCCCGGACACTTGCTCCAAAAACAGAGGTGAGTGGCCCTTTAATTTCCCATAACACCGGCTAGAGTAACCAATCCCATGTTTGCCGGTTTATGATGGCACTCAAATTCCCTTTTGAGATTTGGTACGTTTGCCGGATGTCCCGATAGGATTTTCCCGCCTCGTGCATCTTTCTCATCTCCCTCACTTGCTCCTTGGTAAAGGTCCGGTGGCCCTTGCGGTGGCGTCCATGTCTTATTTTATCCAGTGTATTTTCAGCAGGAGTCGCCCACCGCAGATTAGAGTAATGATTGTTGGTGGGGTCACCGTCCCAATGAGCACATTCATGGTCCGGGGTGGGCGGTTCTCCAATAAAGGCTAACAAGACCAGACGATGCGCCCCCAAGTGGTACTCCTTACCTTCCCACCGGAGGTGGTATTCTTTGTAGCCACCCGCTTTGACAGAACCTTTTAAAACAGTCCCAGCCACCAGGTTCGATCTGTTGACCAACAACCGAAGGTTCCCGTACTCGGAAACTTCGTAAATCGGCAGAAATGTTTTTCGCCACTCCATCAGGCGATGCCGGTCGCATTCTCGAATTGCTGGCGCAAGCTTATGGCCGGTTCCGTAACAAAGGGGCTGGCGACCATTACCCGCTGAGATCGACCGGAATTTCCGGGGCGGCGGTCTCCGGTGTCTATAATATGTTGCCGGTCAAGCAATTTTCTGTAGCGAGCGGTCACACTGGAATACGACAGATGTGGGAGCCGTTCTCGTACCTCGTCGCTAATGCAACCTTTTTCCCCAAAACCAAAAATAACCTTGTAAACCATTTTTTCCAGTCGCGTGGGATCGATAGAATAAGCCGCGTCAGTGGATGTATCCGGTCCCTCTCTCCGGTGCAGTGTGTGTGGGTCTGTCATTATTTCTTCTCCTTTCTAGTCATAAAACTTA